ACAGGATCACGGAATGACAGTCCGCCCCGGTCTTCCTGTTGAAATTCTTCAGTTGCTTCTTTTTGGAATTAAGGGCTTTGCGTATGGTGTTCTTGCCGTTCTCAGTAATGGCGCGGATATCGATATATTCCCCATCGGTCAGCGTGTCCAACTGTGGCAACTGCAGGCCGGAAGCATCAAGTTGGGTTTCATTTTCCAGGATACAGGAATGACCCTTTCGGAACAATATATCCTGGCAAAGCAGTTCAAGGTCGGTTGAAGTCAGTTTCTCAGCGAAGAATGTATTCTCCTTGTCTGATGAATGGACGATGTGGCCTCTGTGAATACCCTTAACCCCGCCGGTTTTGTCATCCATGGCCACGTCAAGGTAATCAGGGTCGGATTTCAGTCGGTCGTAAAGTTCTTTATTGGCGCAGCGTCTGGAGTTCCTGATAAGGACACACGCCTTGCAGACCTCGTTGTCCGGCACGAAAGACCGGGCGAGCTTGCCTCCTTTGTCACCCTTGGCTATGTCGCAGTTCCGGCACCGGCTGACGGTGTAGGGGTTATAGTCCGGAACGGACTTCCCCTCCTTTCCGGCGTTGAACCGGAACATTCCCTTAGTGTCGCGCTGCAGGGCCTCGTCGCCGAGGCGCATCGCCTCGTCATGGTCTGTAGCGGGACACTTTGACTTCCGCACCTGTACCACGGTACAGCGGCAGTTCCAGCCGTTGGGCGGGTAGAACTCCTCCCAGAATGAGTCAGAAAGCGGCAGGGTCACTCCGTCGATGGCGGCGTGTTCCGGGCGCACCTTGTCATCGTGCTGTGTGCGGTACTGGAGATTGTATCGGTCGCCGTCGGCCATGAACTGCTCCCACCTCCCGGCCATCTCCGCGGACGCCGCCACGAAGTTATACTCAGCCCGGAGATAGTTGGCGTTATACGTCTTGTCGATGCTTTGAACATCATTCAAAAACCGTTCAAACGGCTTTCTGTCGCCGTTCTCATCAAGAAGCGAGGGGAACGCCTCGTGCAGCTCGTGAAACGCCTTCATGCCGGAAAAAATGTAATTCGACCGGGTAAGGCGCCGGCGCATGGCCTCCGACATATCCACCTTCTCAAACGCCGAGTCGAGAGCCGAGGCATGGGCGCCGACAAACTCCTGCACCGCCGGGTCGGCCACAAGCTCGACACGGAACTCCGAGCCTTTCTCGTTGAAGAGCGACTTCATCATGCCGTTGAAAAGCGAGGACAGATGCCTGCGCACGTCATCGCCGGGCGATGCGAGTTTCTTAATCTCCATTCCGTCAATCAGCGAGGCATAGCGTCGGTGCAGCCCCTCGTAGTCAGAGGGGCCTAATCGAAAAAATGTTTTTTCTCCTTGCCATCCTCTGCAGTCTTGTCATCGTCAGACTTCTCAGACTTTTCGGACCCGTCGGCCTTCCCGGCCGGAGGGAGCGCCATGGGATTGCGCCGCTCCCCGACAGGCATATTGTACTTGTCGGCGAAATACGACGGATCGACCTCGTAGCGGTCGGCGATCATCGTCTCGTATGCCACCTGCTGCTCCGGGGTGTAGTCCACCGCGTCGTCCCACTCGAAGCGCAGACCCTTCACAGGGAACCCGTGCAGGACCATGAGCGGAATCAGCCGGTTGTTGACGATGTCGCGCAGGAAGTCGCGGTCGGACTCCACCAGGTTCATGAACACCTGCAGGTGTGTCTGCGACTGCGAGAGCGACGAGCCGTCCTCGATGGTCATGGTCTGGCCGATGACCAGTTTGGACATTTCGGAATTGGCCCGGTCGATGCGCCTGTCATAGACGTTGAAGGCGTCGCCCTTACCGGATTCCACGAACTGGATCTCCGTCTCCATGCCGGCGACCATACCCTGGCCTGCTCCGCCGTTGTAGATCATGTCCTGCAGACGCTGGAACTCCTTCGGGTCGCGGGTGGAAGTGCGGGCGATGCGCCAGGGCATTCCGAAGATTTCCGCGAAGCAGTCCCAGAACGTCATAGCGTGCCTCTTGGGAATTGTGTGGAGTGCGGCCTTGAGCAGCAGCCCGAGGTCGTCGGGACGTCCGGCCTCGATAAGCCAGTCGCTCCACGGCCGCTCCCGGAACTCGATGCCGGTCTCCCAGTTCATGCCCGCGCGCCGCACCACACGGCCTTTTTCCGGGATCACATGCTTGCGGGGAATGAGCGACACGCCGGAGAATGCGGGATGGCCGTCGCCGTCGGTGACGACATCGCCAAGCTCGATGAGCGAGTGGCCGTACCATATCGACTCCAGGCAAAGCCGGCACAGGTCCTTGAACCACGACTGGTCGAACAGGTGCTCCGCCGCCTCGACCTGGTCGCCGTCCTCATTCACGAGCTTGAACGAGCGCGACATGACAAAGCCCACGCGCTGCTGTATGCAGCCCGAGAGGTGCGAGTCGGTCATGGCGTCGCGATAGATGTCGTAGAGCTTCTGCCGGGACGGGTGGCGCGGATCTATCGCGCTCTGCCATGCCCGGCGCCAGTCCTCGATGTCGTTTTTTGAGAAAAACTCCGCATAGCGGTGCAGCTCCAGGATAACGGATGACTGCTTCTGTATCCTTGACCGGGCATCCTTCTGCGCCCGGCCCAGTTTCGGTCTGTTCTGTCTGCGTCCCATTGTCACCAGTCGTGTCTCAGTTTGGGGAGTGAATGATAGGAAATGCCGAATCCGGAGCTGCCGTCACCGGACACGACAAGAGGAAGGTCGGGGACAATCCTGCCGGCCTGCACGCCCTCGAGCCATCTGACAGCGCGCTCATAGCGCTCCTTGCGAATCTCGCTGCCCATCTTCTGCGGCTGCGAGGCAGTGAGGTGGTACAGGACGATGTCGGCGGTGTACATCACAATCAGCCGGTTGCGGTCACCGCCGGTCGCGGCGAATATCGCGCCGGTGTCATAGACAGGGCGCAGATAGCCCGAAATTTCCTCGATGGCCTCCGCCTCGGCATTGGCTATATTCTCAGGCGAAGACTGCGACACGACCTTCAGGGCCGCATCGCCTATCACCACCCTGTAATCTTCATTGTCGATAAACATGCTACCATATATTTTTAGGCGAGCGGCGCGGAACCGCCACCGGTTTGAAAACTTCCTGACGAGAGCTGCGCTGCAGGTACCAGATTGCGCCCTCGTCGGCATCGGGCGCGTCATCATGCGCGCGGGAGCCCCGCTCGAGCGCGAGGGTCTGCTCGATGCCGACCTCCATGTCCGGGGACTCCTTCAGGGCCTCGTTGTAGAACACGAAGCCGCGCTCCCACAGCGGCGACACCGCCTCGATGCGCTGCACCTTCTCCGGCTTCTTGCGGGTGTCGGGCAGAATGGGCAACTGGTAACCCCGGATATTACCCTCGGCAGCAAACTCGTCAAGGATTATGTCCTGCATGAAATTGGCCTCCATCAAGAAGGTGATAGCCACGCGGTCTCGCGTGCGCTCATATAGGTCATACTGCCAGCGCACCATCTCCGACACCGTGCCCTGCCGGACATAGCAGTCGATAAGGTGCAGCTCGGTCCCGATCTTGCCCCACAGCCGGCAGGCCTTGTAGTCGTTGGCCGTTGTCGATTTGAACGACGGGTCTGTGTAGCACACGAGCATATCGTACTTCTCGAGTTTCGGCATACGCTTGAAGCGGATCCACTCATGGCGGAAGATGGTTCCGTCCGTAATCGGGTTGTGCATCATCTCCTTTTCCCATGCCCGGTATCCCATGAAATCCCTGACGGACTCCGCCTCCTCCTTAGTCCATTTTTCAGCCCATACAGGATTGCCGTCACGGTCGACGGCCTTGACCTCGGACACATGGACGCCTTTGGAGGCGGCGATATTGGCAAGCACCGAGGTCTTGGATATAAGGTTCCCGACCATTATGAATCTGCCACGTCCGACATCGAGCGCGCCGAAGAGTGCCTCCTTCACCCAATTGGTGAGTTCCTTGACGCGCTTCTCGTTGCGGCAGAGCTCGTCATCGTCAAGGTCGTCGATGACGATATAGTCCGGGCGGGCCTCACGGTCACGGAGGCCGCGGGGAGACTGTCCGCGGCCCACGGCGAGGAACTTGGTTCCCCCCTTGGTCTTGAACTCCCCCTGGAGCCAAAGCCCGAGGTTCTTCTGCTCTCCGAAGTCCGCGATGATCTTCTGGTTGTATTCCAGCTCAGCCTGTATGTCGCCTATCAGACGGTTGGCGCTGTCCTGCGACTTGCCGACTGTAATCATAAAACTGACGAGGCTCTTAGGCTGGAATATAAGCCACAGGGGGATGAACACGCCGATGTGTGTTGACTTGGCATGGCCGCGCGGCCACTTGAACACCGCCTTAAGATTAGGCGTGTTCCTTATCTTGAGTGCCGCCTTTGTGTGGAACGGGGCGTTGTGGATCATGTGGACGACCTCGCCGGTGGCCTTGTCGCGCAGGGTGAGGAAGTGGGCGAAGTAATACTCGCAGAACTCGTCATAGTTGGAAAGCAGCCGCCTGATGCGCCGCTCCTTCTCTACGGGGGATTCCTTGACGACCGACAGCGATTCGGCCGTCAGAGCCTGAACCTCCCGGCAGTGCTCCTTCCACTGCTCGAAGGCCTCCCTCTGCTCCTTTGTCAGCTTAGTCGCCATATTCCACGAGTGCCCCCTTGTTGAATGACTCGATCAGGAATCCGTCCTGGAGCTTGTTGACCTTCTTGATGAACTCGAGGGTCACCTCCGGGTCGGTCCTGGAGCGGAATTCAAGATATTTGGAGAATGCGGTGAACACCTCTATGGCAGCCACGACGTTAGCCTGTGACTTGTCGAGCTTGTCGATGGCGGCGGTCAGTTTCGAGAGCTTGTCGCCGAGGCTGTCGATAAGCGCGAGGTCGCCCGATTCGTTGACCTTGTCGAGCAGCGTGTTAGTCGCCAGGAGCAGCTTCTTGATAAGCTCCGGGCGCGTGATGGTCTTTGCCGCGCGGGTCTCCTTCCATCCGTCGGCCGCGCACCATTTCGATATCGTGACCCTTGACACGCCGACCATCTCTGCTATCTCGGTCTGCTCCTTTCCCGAAAGATACAGGGTGCGCGCCAGGTCTCTCTTTTTTTCAAGTTCAGCTTTAGTCATACGGGGATGCGATAATGAATTATGGGGCAAAGGTGGCTGAAAAAGGGAGGCCGGGCAAAAAAGTGTGCAACCGTTGCATAGAAGTGTGCAACCGTTGCACACTTTTTTGGAGATTGGCGGGCGTGTGGCCAACTTTTCGCCGCAAACAATCACACGA